CAGATTGGTGGAGGGCACCGCGAACATGCTGAAAAGCGTGGTGCCGTCCGATCCCCAGCCGGTCAACACGCTGCCGTCATCTTGCGTTGCAACGATTGTCGGCTGTGTTTCTTGCGTGGCGAGGAACCACCTCTTGCCATCCCACATCAACAGCACGTTTGCGGCGGTCTTTGTATCGGGATCGGCTATCCGCAGCGTCAATCCGTAGCAAATCGTTTCGCTGAGCGTGACGATGCATGCGCTCGGATTGGCTGAGAACGTGGCGTTCTCGAATATGCCATCGGCCGAGTCCGATATTTTCTGCGCCTGCCCGCCCGCGACTTCGTAGCATCCCGTGGCATTTGCGAACGCAATCGACGATGGCAGCGCCACGATGGTGTCTCGCCACGGACTTCCGATGAGGGGGCTGACATTGACGCGCAGGAACGTCGTGCTGGCCGGCGATCCGCTGGTTTGTACGTCCGAAATCACGTCAACCGCGCTTGCCGCGATGAGATAGAGGAACCCATCAAGCTGCTTGAGGCCCGTGTAGCCAGCTTGCACGTAGCTATCTTTGACCGTGAGACTGACAGCACCATCTGACGTTGCGAAATCGGCTCCATTCGCGGGCGCGCTCGCGAGAATTGTTCGGCCATTCACGATCCACGGCGAGGCGTTATAGATTTCGATTGCCGTACCCACGATGCCGGAAGGCATCGGCCAATCGACTATGAAACTGATAGCGCCAGTGATGCCGGTGAACTCGTTCGAAACCGTGATTTCGGTCCCCGAGACGATGGCCGTGACGGTCGTTCCGGTCGCGAATCCCGCAATGCTATCGTTGAAAAGCGCCTGCCCAACGACGATTCCGGTCGTTGATGGCATCGCCGTGATGTTCGCCGATCCATTCGTCGCGGTCCCGCTATAGCCGAGCGGATTGACCGTGAAGGTATGTGTGCCCGTCGTCCCGGTGAAGTTGTTGCTCACCGTCACTTCGGTCGCGGAATTGATAATGGTGACATACGTTCCGGCAACGAAGCCCGCACCAAGCCACGCATCGCCAACGACAATCGCAGCGGTCGAGGCGATCGCCGTTATCGTGGGCTGGCCGTTCGTCGCCGTTCCGGTGATTTGGAACGTCGGAGTCTCGCCGCTGAGCCACGTCGGCGCCTCCGCCCCGGCGGCATAGAGCGTCGTCCCGTCCCAAGCCCAATACCCCAGCGGCGAGACAATGATTATCCCGCTGTTGCCGAAGGCCGCGAAAGCTGGATAAGCACCCGATCCCCCGTAAAAGGTGCTTGCTGACCCAATTGCGGTGGTCGCTCCACCGGCAATCGCGACCTGTTCCGCCGAACCATCGCTCAAAAAGACGATGGCATAGAATGCAGTGCCAATAATGCACGTCCCATCGGCAAGTATCGTAAGACCACCGGGCGCCGTGTAGAGAGTCGGCCCCTTTCCATTCATAAACCGCAAGGTGCGTGCGCCGATCGGCTGTATGTTCATCGTCCAAGAGTAGGAGCCTTTTTGGATCGCGTTGCGCTGCTCGCGCGTCTCCATGCCCTGAACGGCGTTGAACTCTTCGACCTTTAGCTCTTGCTGTTTCGGCCGCGCTGACCTGGCCGGGCGACCGCGCGTCTTGGCTCGAGCCATTTAACGCTCCGCCGTGGCGTACTGCTCCGGCACCATGAACGGAAGCTCGGCAACACTCGCCTCGTTCATCATGCGGTCAACCTCGTCCCGCATGATGTCGGCGTCTGTCCACCTTTGCTGCGTCCGGACCGCAATTTCGGCCGCCTTGAAGGCAACAATGTCCGTCCACGGCAGCGGAATGGCCTCCGGGTCCGCGTCGGTAGCGAGATTGATCGGCGTGCAGCCCACGTCCCAAATCATCGCAGACACAGCGGCCGGAACGAGCGACAGATATAGCACTTGCGTGCTGCCACGGTTGTAGGTCGAAAACTTGTCCGGGTAGTTCTGCGCGGTGTTATTCAAGATACGGCGCTCAGTTTGGAAGGTCGGAAAATCCATGCGTCCCATCGCTGGAAAGTAGTTCCCCTCCTGCACAGCGACCGCAAGAATGCTATATGGCGCCGCAACGCCAGACACAGCCGCAACGGCGGTATTCGCCAGAGAAATCGGGTAGGTCTCTTGGTTTGCCACTGTCGCTACGGTGGTCACGAGCGCGCGAATGCACATGGTCTGTATGGATAACCAACGCCGTGCGCGATTGACATAATTCGTCAGCGTTGGTTGCGAGTAGAACAGATTGTCCGGGTCATTCAGAAAGAGCGCCGTGTCCGTGAGATACTGATTGAGCACGGATCACCGCTCAATCTCGGCCGCGACCCGGCGGACGACGCCGTTCCAGTCTCCGCGCGAGGTTTGGCGCACGAGTTTGAGCGACGGATACCACGGCGTTGCCTCGCCTTCCGTCAGCCACCGCCAATCCGGCTCGGTCGAAAGCATGAGATAGGTTTTCACGCCGAGCGACCCGGCGAGGTGCGCGATGCCCGTATCGACTGTCACGAGCGCATCCATTTCTCGCAGCGCCGCCGCCGTCTGCATCCAAAGCCGCAAGGGCAGATGGTGCATCAGAGGCCCGGCGCCGCACGTCTGCACATCAGCCGCGCGCTCGCCGACCTGGAAGGAATAGAACTCGCACTTGTCATTGCCAGTGAGCGGTAGCAGCGCTTGCAGCGGCATGGAGCGCGCGGCGTCTCCGGGGTGGTCTTTGCTGCCTGCCCACACCAAGCCGATCTTTTGCTTTCCTTCCTCTCCGTCCACCTTGACGCGGTATGGCGCGGCCACTTTCTTGAACCACGCGACCGGAGGAATGGTTTTCGCCGTCGTCCGATGCCGATGCGGCAGGGACATGAGCGGCACCACGTAATCCGGCTTTCGCCCCGTTGTCGGGTGCTCCGGCACCTTGAACTTGCCGGCAAATCCCATGTGCCGCGTGATGACGCCGGACTCGTAGGAGAAGTCTGAGAGCGCCGCATGAGAATCGAAGATCACGCTGGCGCCGAGCGATTGGAGCCACGGTACATAGCGCGAGAACATGATCTGATCGCCGACGCCTTGCTCGCTGGTGACCCATACCAATTTGCCATCCAGCGAGGCGTTCCCCCTCCACGCCGGAATGCCGACTTCGGGAAAATCGAGCGGGTAGAGGTCTATGCGGGCCTCGTAGGCCGCCCACCCTTCCTCCCAATTTCCGCTGCCGAGAAGATAGAGAGCGCGGTTAAACCGCGCTTGATGCGCGTCCGGCTTCGCCTCGATTGCCACCCTGAGCCACTTCGCTGCCGTCGCATATTCGCCGAGCGCAGTGAGAAAGTTGGCCGCATTCGCCGCTATGGCAAAATCGTCGTGGCTTTTCTCGGTCGCGGCAAAGATTTCGCGCATTGCCGCATCGCGGTCCCCGGCGGCCCATAGCGCATTGGCAAATTCTCGGTGGAACTCGGCAGACTCCTCGCCCTGGCAGCGGGCGCGAAGGAAGGACGCGATGGCGGCGTGAAAGTTACCGCTCGCGAACTGTGTGCATCCGACGTTCCGCCAATCTCGTCCGTTCACGGCACATCATGCGGTATCAAGGAGGAGTTTCGCGTAGTGCGCCGCCGTGCCGCCCGTGCTGTCGTTGAGGATGACGGTGTTGGTCCCGTCCGAAAACACCATGCCGGCCCCGCTCGCCGCGATAGCCGACGCCGAGGCCGTGCCCGGGTTGTAGATTTGCTGGACGGTGTTATGCGCTCCGCAAATCACGAACCACCACCCGGCCCCCAGCGTTACGGCGCCGGCCGTGACGGTTCCGGTTGCGGTGTAGGAACCCCACGGGGAGGCTTCGCTTCCCCAAGTGCTCGGGACCGTTGACAGGATCGCCATGTAATCGTCTCCCCTTTACTGCCGCACTGCGGCGGCCGGCGCGGCCGGCGCGGCCGGCACTGCCGATGCGCCAGCCGGACCTGGCGGCCCAGCCGGCCCCGCTGGCCCGGCTGGCCCGGCGGCGCCAGCCGGCCCCGGCTCCCCTTGCGGGCCAGGCTCGCCTTGCGGCCCAGCCGGCCCTTGCTCGATCTTCGCCTCGGCCGCCGCAACGATTTTCTCGATCGACGCCGAGAGCTTCGAAAGGCTATCCGCGAACGCCTCGATCTTCTTGGAGAAGTAATTGAATTGCTCGCCGTCCATGTGCTTCTCCTCAGAAGGCCGCGCCGGTAATGCCCGTCAACTGCCCGCCCGAGCGCGGCATCGCGCACGCCAGCGTCATGAGGACCGCGATCACGCCGACCCAGCCAAGTTGGTTGACGGGGACCGTCGATTCCCAGCCGGTGAAGGCGAACGGCGCCAATTCGTTGAGGAACAGCGCGAGGTACTTGGAGTTGAAGATGAAGCACGTCCCGCTGGGGCAGTACTGGTCGTAGAAAATCTGCGTCTGCCCGAGCCGCAGCGCGTCGAACCCGGAATTGACGTATTGATCCTTGCCGAACTGCGAGCCCGGCGTGATGTAGAACGTCTCGTTCGTCTGGAAGTCCTGCTGCAACGCCACCCAATCGCCCGGCGACATGATGACGATATCCGGCGCCTCGCCGCCCCCGCCAGGCCCGCCGTTCGCGGTCGTGACGTTGCCGATTCCCGCCGTCGCCACTTGGATGATCTTGGCGTACATCGCCTTGCGCGTGTCGAGGGCGCCGGCCGAGCCGAGATAGGACGCGCGCCACACGGGATAGGTCGAGCGCGACACATTGCCGTAAGTCGTGACGTTCGTATCGTCATCGTAAGCGTCGGCGAGCGTCGAGATCGCCAGCGGATACGTGCCGTTGTTTGCGGCGAAAATGCCAGTCGAATACGTCGTCCCCGAGATCACAAGGCCGTTCGAGATTGAATCGACGAAGAACCGACGCGCGTCCGACATGCGCGCGGCCAGGATATCGACGATCTTGGCCTTTTCCGTGATCGCCCGCTCCGTAAACAGGTACGGAATCGGCATCAGGAACATATTTTGGTTGAACTCGGCATTGGCGTTGATGCCAGGGATGGGCTGCGGGGCGGGGAAGTTGCCCAAATACCCAGCCCAATTTCCGGACACCATTGCGGCCGTTTGAAGGCTGAATGTGACGGGAGAAACACCCCCGCGCGCCACGCGCGCCGAGCGCATCAGCAGAGAAAGGGTCGGCGATGCCTTGCCGATTTGCACGAACAGCGACGGCGTGAAGATGCGCCGCACCGCGTTTTGCAACTCGCCCCCTGGCGAGTTGGCGCCGCCTGCCGGGATGATGCCATTATTCAATAGAGGCACTTAGTGGCCCTCCTAATGTGCCGGATCAGCCGGTGGGCAACCCAATGTCGCCGTTGAGGTATTTGAACGCCGCCGCGCGCTCCCACTTGACGGGATCATCGGTGATCCCCGGCGAGTTGGTGACCGAGCCGTCGAAAAAGCCCTTCATATCGCCGCTGTTCACTTCGTTGTAGAAGTTCCAGTCCATGCGATCGGGCGAATTGCCTGGCGTGGCGGACGGCGCGGGGTGATCGGCGCGATAGACCTTCTTGGCGGTCTCAAAATTGCCGACGTTCTGCGTCTGCATGATTTCGAGGACGTTCTTGATCCCCTCGTCGGTGTAGTCCTCGTTCGCCTTGGCGTGCGCGATCTGCGATTCCAGGTCGGATAGGGCCTGTTTCTCCGCCGCCTTCTTGTCGCGCTCGGCGAGTTTGGCGTCAACGGCGGCGAGGGCGCGGTCCACGAATGGTTGCGCCTGCTCCTCCATCGTCTGATGACCGGGGTTGCGCTTTTTCGCAACCTTGTCCACCATCGGCAGCACGGCGCGCGCGGCGTCGGCGTCCGAGAGCATTTCCTGCATCAGCGTGCCGGCGTTGAGCGTGTTGCGCACCTTGGCCGCGTCATCCGGCGAGAGGCGCGCAAGCATCTGGTCTAGCGTTTCGGGCATCGGATGCTACCTGTTGTTCGGGCCGTTGAGGCTGCGGCGGCGGCCCTCGGTTGGATACGCGGTGTCCATGCCATCGTTCGCCATCTTCTCGGGGACGGACACGCCGCCCGCGCCGAAGCCGCCCTTTTCGAGATCGACGCGCGTGATGCCGGCGGCGGGCTTCGTGCCGGGAACCTCATCCATCGTCGGGCCGGGGAGTTTCGACATGGCTCTCTCCTATGCCGCCATTGCGGACTGTGGGGGCGGCGCTGCTTGAGCCGCACCGGGGGGTGCCCCGCCCGGCGCAGCGGCTTGAGCGCCGCCCTGTTGCTGCATCTGTTGCATCGCCAACCGTTGCATCGCGCTGCGCTTGGCCTCGATGAGTTGGGATTGCAGGTTGTTGGCCTGCGTCTCGGGCGGCGCCGCGCCGACCTTGCTGCCGATTTCCTTGAGCGCCTTGAGAACGGCTTGCCCGAGAGGAGAAGTCGGATCGAGCATCGCGGTGGCTTTTTTCAGCGCATCCATGGCTTGTGCGGCCAGTAGCGCACCTTGCGCTTGCGCGCCCGTGTTGTGCTGGGGTGTTTGGAGTGGGGCTGAGACTGCCATGATCTGATAGGCGGAAAGTTGGGACGGAAGCGGTGATTATCCTGCGCCCGTCCCAAACTCCGTGCCGATCTGGGATTGCGCCCTACTTCCGGCGGTGCATACGCTTCTTGCCGCGACGGTCGCGCTTGCCTGCGATTTCCATGATGAAGCTCCTGGTGCGTGGTTCAGCAGTGTGGGGAATGCTGGCACTCAGGAAAACTTGATGTCAACAGCTTCTTTGATCCGCTCCCGTCGCACCCGCTCCCGCGCGGCCTTGCACTTGAGGCACACGCGCGCGCCATGGTGCGTCATCGTGTTCTCGGCGGAGTACTCATGACCCTTCGGGCAGTGAGTTTTTGCTCGGTTGATTTCGCCTATGTGGGTCATCACTTTTTGTGACCGCTGCCGCCAGAGATGAGCTTGACGCGATCCTCCGGCGGCAAGCTCTCGACAAGCTTTTGCTGCTGCGCCTGCCGCTTCTTAAGCGCGTTCCGCAGCATGTCCACGCCCGCCGGGTTCTTCATATCGAGATATTCCTCAGCGTCGATTGCCCCCGCCTTCAACAGTTCGTCGGCGTTCTGATTGTACTCCGCAGCAAAAAGCGGCGAGGCCGTGTGCCCGTTGCAGTAAACGTGAAATCCGGTCGGTAGTGCTTCGAGCGTGAACGTGCCGCCCGCCCCATCCGGCAGCGAAGTCGCGTCTTTGATGCGCAGAATTTCGAGCGCCAAGTCTCCCAAGTCGCCCGCCTGGCGGAGTACGCGGAGTGCGGGGCGGCGCTCGCGCGCCGATGCCGCCGTCATCAGCGTGTCCGCATGAGCACCGGCACGCACGCCATGCTCGCCACGCCCCTGCGTCACAGGGGGGCGGTTCGCTGCATCCGACGCCCAGCCCGTCGCTACCTCGATCGCCTCAAGCAGTTGCGGCGGCATCACAGGTAGGTAGGCTTGCACCTTCGCGTTCGGCCCGGTCTCCGTAACCCAGCCGTTGCGTGTAGCTAGAGCTTGCTGATAGACCTCGCCGCGCTGGATCGCGCCATAGCCGACGTGCGCCGGGTTCGCCTGCATGTCAAGAATGTGGTCAAGGTCCATCGTGTGCCGGCGGATGAACCCTTGCGCTTCCACGATATCGGCGATGGCGCTGCGCCCGAAGAACGCGCCCTTGACCGGGTACGGATTCGCCATCCAATACGGGTGCCGCCTCGCGAGAATTGGGTTTTCATCGCCAGTCGGCGTGATCGCCATGAAGTTGCGCCACTGATCCGTGCCGATGGTGTCGTTGCCTTCGACCACGTAAACCGTTGCCCAGCGCCCGTCATCACGCTTGAGCCAAATCGCATCGACCGCGACGTGCCTGCCCTTGGAATTGGCCGATGGCAGATAGGGCGGGCGCGGGAGGAGACTGATAAAACCGGCCTGCCCGCTGCTGCCGGAGCCGATTGGCTGATTGAGACCGAGCACTAGGCGCGTTGCGTCGTTCATTTCAAGAGCGGCATCACCATCGCGATTGTCGAACGCCTTTGCGATTTCCTTCGTGCCCCGAAACTTGAGCACGATGTTGGCGAACTCCTCGGCTGGGACGCTGTAGCTCACCATGAACGCTGGCTGATCGTCTAGGCTCTTGGCTTTCTCGTTGAGCACGCCGACCGACGATTGCGTGATAACATCGCACGCGAACTCTTCGCCGTCCCAAATGAGGCTCCCAAAGCACGAGCCGTGCCGCAAACCAAGCTGGACCGCATCGCTGAACTCGAGGTCCACATCCGAGTCCCGTAACTCGCGCGACACGAAGCTGGCCGCCCGCGTCGCTTGCAGCAAGATCGCATCATCCATGTCCAGCTCGTATTCGATCCGCCACGTCAGATTGTCCGGCGAGAACAGGTTGCCGGCCTGCGTCTGGATGCTGCCCGTGATGATGTTCGCAATTGCCGGCGTGTCTTTGTCGCGCGTGGCCCCAGCGTAAAATAGCGAATCCCAATTTGCGCAGTCCGTCGCGCGCTGCTGCATACTCCCCATGAGCGATTGCCGCATGTCAAGAATGAACGAGCGCGGATTCGACTGGGGCAGTTTCATGCGCGCTTGCCTTGAAGGTTCACCACCTCCCGGCCCATTGGATTTTGCGGCCCACCCGCCGCCGCCAGGGTGGTTGCGTTCGGCGGTTGCCACCCGCCGCCCATCGGCACCATCGCGTGCGCGCCTTCGGTCGTGCGCCCCGCCTGTTGCCGCGCCTCGATCATCTGTTTCGTCATGCGCATCGTCTCGCTCGACGAAACTGTTTCCGGTACGGCGTAGGTTTCGCCTTCGCGCACGTTATCCTTGAGGTTCGTCATTAGCGGCGAGCCATCATCGAAGTGCGGGCGCACCATCGCGCCATGCTCGAAGCGGGCGATGGCTTTTGTCCGTGCTCCACGGATGCCGGGCGACGGCATATTGTCCGACCTCGCCCGCGCGGGCTCATGCGGCGGGTCGATTGCGGCAACGACTGCTGTGCAGATGGGGCATTCGTCCGGCGGCGGCGATCCCCGGTCCACGAGTTTTTGCCAGCGATGCTCGAACGCGCACTCGAACGTGCGAAAAACCATGCCCATAATTTAACCTATATCCTATTTCGCAAGACGGTGGTAGCCTGTCTTTGCGTCCCGTAATGACGCGTCTCCCTGAACTCCGCCCCCGCACTGCCCCAGCGCGGGGCTTTTTTATCGGCGCCAGTCCGTCTCGGAATCCGCCTTAGCCGCCGCCATCCCTCGCGCAATGAACGAGTCCACGATGTCCTCTAGGAACGTCGCCGTGGCGGCACCCGTGTCCTGCCGCAAGTCGTGCTCGCGCGTGCGCTTGTTCGCCTGCATAGCAAGCCGCACATGATCCACGTAGGTCCGCAGGCCGATGCACATGGCGCGGGCGCGGGCATCGTCCGAACCGTCATCGGCACCGATATGCCCATCGTCATTTACCAGCGTCGTCATTTCCTCGAGTAGCGGCAGCGAATGAACCATCAAACGGCCCGCCAAAAAACTGCCCTTGAAGTCGCCGAACGATTCGCGTTCGTTGTCGGCGTTCCATTCCCAATTCCACGTTCTTGATGCACCGTTCACGTTGTCGATTCTATTGTAGAGATAGAAAATCATTTCGCCGAAGAACCGCTCGTTGACTTCGCCTATCGACTCCTGGTTGCGAAGGTTGGCGATTTCGCGGAACAGCGCGCGCCCTCCTTCGTCAAGATCGATATTGATCCAGCATTCCCTGTACCAGCCGGCGAGATAGCAAGTGACCCACGCGAGTTGGTACGGGCTAACCGAATCAGATGCGTATTCCGCAACCTGTTCGATGCCATCGGCGAAACAGCGCAGCACTTCGATTGCGCGCCCCACGCCGTCCTCGTCCGCCGGCTGCACGGCAATGCAGTATGTGCCGCGCGGCTTCGGCTCGGACCAAACGCGAAGGTCGGCCCCGCGCGCGTGCCCGTCGTCCTCATCTATCGCTTTGCCGAGCGGGATGAGTTTCATGTCTGTCAAGGCATTGCCGACGCGGATGCTATAGGCATCGAAATCTGTTGCGGCGGCCCTGTCTTTGGCGGCGCGAATCGGCTTGCCCGGAATGAACGCCGAGGCGCCGAGTTGGAACATATCTTCGGCAACACTAGGGTAGTTTTTCCGCACCTCCTCGTTCGTCGTCATCCGATTACACGTCGCGCGATACCACGCAAGCTGATCGTCGCCGAGTTCGTGGCCCCATGATTTCGCGGCGCCGATGATCTGCAATTCATCGTCAGTCGGTTCCGGATTCGCCATGTAGTGCGCGTAAAGCTTGGTGCGCCGATCGAGGCGATAAAGATCGTGCGTCCACCACGGGATGAAGATGCACTTGCGCTCTGGATCGTCCAGCGACTTGCGCCAGAGACGAGCGAACAGGTTGTTGCTACCTTCACCCGTGCTCTCGAACACATAAAGGCGGTTGGGGTTTTTCTGCGCCAGCGAGGCGACGAGAGAATTGAATGCGACCTCCGATCCCCATTCACCGACTTCGCTGCCGTGGATTAGCGACAAACCATGCCCCTTCGCGAGATCGGTTTTTCGC